TAGCCATCTGATAGTTGTTAATCAGCTTCTGTAAGAAGCTCTTTAGTGTCTGTGTCATTTGTTAATTCCTCGTAATGACCGATTTCGATTTTACGAGGACGCAGTTCCTGTGGAATTTCGTATTTCAGTTCTACTGACAATACTCCATCTATGAGATCCGCTCCGTTTACGTGTACGTGCTCAGACAGCCTGAAGGTGCGTTTGAATTTCTTAGTGGAAATACCACGGTGAATATACTCGCGACCTTTACTCACGTGTTCACCCTTTACAGTAAGAGTACGATCTTTAACTTCAATGCTAAGTTCGTCTTTACTAAAGCCAGCCACTGCCAATTCGATCAGGTAATCTGTTTCACCTGTTCTTAAAATATTATGTGGTGGGTAATGATCTTGTGAATGTTTTGCTACGTAATCCAGTTCGTTTAATAAGTGGTCAAAGCCAACAAAAGATGAACGTGGGAATAGTGATTGTACGCCTGTCATAGTTATCTCCTTCTACAAGCAAGATTAAAAGTGGAGCCGGACCATCCGCACTCCGATAATATTTATATAGTTATAGCTATTACAATTTTAAATAGCCGGTATTCATTTTTTTCCAATATTATATTTAGGGCAAAGTTCCCACTGATCTTTATCTCTAAAAGATATAATTTTAATCTGTCTTAGAGGTGCAATTGAATCTATTTTAGAAGGATTAACAACTTCTATAAGACCCCAATCACTGATCAGTGTAGCAACAGTATTTCTACGTGCAATATCATTTTCTTCTAGATTAGATTTTTTACCATCTAACAAAAACAATTCTTTAAAATGAACAATAAAATATCTACCTTGTTTATGTAGAATATGACAAGATTGATATAACTTTTTATCTTTGCGTGAAGCTACGCCAATTCTTGTTAATGTTTCTCTTACTTTTAAAAAATCATCTGGCTCATTTAGAGTTATTTCCAGCATCATATCTGGATTCCACTCTACAATCTTATTTTCTTCTTCCACCTTTACTCACCTTTTTCTTTATTATACTTATATTTTCAGGCGACAGAAGGGTTAGAGCTTCTTTGGCTTTTTCATTACTATAGCCATAATATTCTTTAACCGCTTCAATATCACTTTCAGTTTCAGGCTTTGCCCATTTACTAAAACGTTTCCGCTTTCGTACTATATTTATAAGAAAGTGATATTGAAGCTTTTTGTCTAGATGTGAATACAGGTTCATTTCATTTGCCATAAGAACCGTGTCGTTGAAATAAGATAGACCTCTATTAATCATAAAAGAATTATATGCTTTTTCTGCAATATCATCTTCCATGATATCAGTTTTTGTTAAATTAATAGAATTTAAATAATCAAAATGATTCATGATATAGCTTGAACTAATACTTGTAGTCTCATAACATCCATTGCAATATCATGCTTTGGATTATGAGCAATAAAATTTTCACAACCATCTGGAATAAAACTATGTTTTAAATCAGACCCCCAAGATAAACCTTCAATAAGTGACCGTGTATCTCTAACTTCCCACCAATCATAAGGCATAGGGCTATTTGTTTGTCTCATAATATATTCAAGGAAGATAGGATCAAAGGTATTTCCACGTGTGTAAACTTTTTTTACATTTACAGATTTATTTACAATAAAGAAATTATAAAGCTGGTCAATTGAAACATCATCTTCGCTTGGTTTTAATTGCTGCTTTGCAAGTTCTCCTTGCTCAGACCACCATGTTAAAGTGTCTCTATTAATTTCACGATTGTATTTTTTAACTTGTTCTTCAACATTGAATTTAATCATTTTAGTATTTTGCACAAGCTCATCAAATGTATATGGAATATCACCAGTAAATCTAGACTCTGCAAAATTTAACATCGCCATTGAAAGAACAACGCCATTTGTTTGTTCTTGAGATAGCGTTTCAAAGTCAAAAATACACGCATTATTTAAACCATCATATGCAGCCATTATTGAAACTCCACGTTGGCCATGATTTCAGTCATACATGCTACAACATTTAATTCATGGTCTGCTACAAAAGCATTCTTATATTGATAATCAGCTAAGATTAAAACGATTTGAGGGATAGATTGTGGCTTAACTTTATCATACATGCGATCGTAAATACCACGAAAAATTGATGATGCATCAGTGTCAATATTATTGACAACCCATTGTCGCATTTTTTTAAAGTCTTTAGTTTTAAGATATGACATTAAATTTTGATATGATGTATCACTTAGATTTACAAGGATACCAGCATCAATCTTACCACTAATTGCATAACGTTGACATTCGTTTAAAACTCGACGCCAGTCTGGCCCATATTTCATAATGACTTCAGCTAGAGTTTTTTCTTCATATTCTACCTTTTCAGTTTGTAGAATATCTTTTAACCGAATCATCATTTGCATTGAAAGTTGAGCTAGGGTTTTACGATCAGTATTAAACTCATAGACAGAACACCGAGAATGAAGAGGTTCAATAATGCGATTCTTAAAGTTACAAGTAAGAATAAATCGACAATTATTTGCAAACTCTTCAATAAAACCACGAAGAGCTGGTTGGAAAGATTGAGCATTTAAGTAATCAGCCTCATCTAGAATAACTACTTTATATCCTCCGCCAAGGGAAACAGAAGAAGCAAACTGTTTAATCTTCGTACGAAGAGTATCAATGTTTCCTTCTTCAGATCCATTAATTAAGATATAATCTAGATCAAGCTCATTGCATAAAGCTTTAGCTACAGTAGTTTTGCCGAGACCAGCAGTGCCTGTAAAAAGCATATTAGGCACTTCGCCGGACTCGACTATTTTTTGAAATACTGTTTTAAGTTGTGTAGGTAGGATAGTTTGTTCAATAGTTTGTGGACGATATTTTTCGACCCACAGAAAGTCATCATTCATAATATAAAGTTATCCTTACAGATTAAGATTCAGATGCAGCGTCTTGTTTATACGTTTCTACAATCTGAATAGCATGCTGGCAGTTATCACGTAACTGGCCAATTGTTGACATTTCTTCGCCTTTAAAAGCTCCACGGGCAGCGATTGTATCGATTACTGCAATTGTTGAGCGTGCAACTTGATTCATTTTTTCGTATGCTTTATCATGGTCCATTGCCATAGTTTATTCTCCATATTTTGAATTTTTTTCAAGAGCGATCCAATACTTTAAAGAACCGTCTGATTTTTTGAATTGTGAAATTAGCTTAGATGAAATTTCAACATCATAATTTCCAGCTAACATTTTTAAGTTTGAGATGTTAAAAATAAAATTGTATTTATCTGATTGAGATTCTCCATTTACGTCAATTGAAAAACTATTTGCGGTTGAGTTATCTGAACTTGTTACAGTAAGCGTAATGCATCCATTACCTGGTGTAATAGAAAGTTCAGTATGGCCAAGAGCTGCAGCGGCTCGTTTAATACGATTTAAAGTATCATTGTCTAAATGAAATTGAACATCAGATACTGGCATGTTTACAGGCTTAGTAGGAGTCGTCAACATTTCTTTATCAGAAAAGAAGTAACGAATTTTTGATCGTCCAGTTGAATCTCCAATGACGACGTGATCCTCATTAATTTTTAATCTCGGTGTATCAACAAGACTTAACACGCCAAGAAATTCATTCAAGTCATAAACGCCAATTTCCTGTGGAAATTCTTCTGGTAAATCAACAGAGGCTAGAATATTTTTAGCTTCTGAGATAGTAGAAATATTGTTACCAGGCTTAATAACAATGTTTGAATTTATTGATGCAAAGTTTTTGAGAATACCAATTGTATTTTCACTTAATTCCATTATATACTCCATTAATACATATGTAGCTATTATACCACAGATTCTTCGATTTGGGAACCATTAAATTTCATTTTGCTGAAATTTTTATCTTTGTAAAATTCTATCTTATCTTTAAATTTACCATCAAGTATTTCGCCTTTATGCGATATTACAAATACATTTGTATCATCGTCTAAAGTATAAAGAATTTTAATAAGGTTATCTACACCGTCATGATCAAGAGATGAATCGAATGTTTCATCAAGAATAAGAAGATTTGTAGATACTGAATTTTTCATTTTAGCAATTTGTCGCCAAGTGAACAGTAATGCTAAGTCAATACGTTGCTTTTCACCTTCAGAAAAAGAATCATAAGAAAAACTATCACGGTGTCGTGAACGAATAGTTTCTTGGAATGATTCGTCTAAGTTAAAGTGGACAAAAAAATCTAACACTTGTAAATATTGATTTGTTAACTTATTAATAACTGGAAGATATTGCTTAATGATTTTTGTCTTAATACCAGTGTCTTTTAGCATTTCACTAATGACATTGTTGTAAGAGTATTCCTCATTTACAGATAATTTTTCTTCTAGTAATTTATCTTTTTCAGAACTCAATTCCTGTAAGTCAGTTCTTGACTTTGCTACATCACCATCATTGCCGCGTATTTTTGATATGGCATCGGTGAGATTTCGAATCTGTCCTTGCAACCGTACGATTTCTCTATTGTTACCAGATATAGATGCGGTTTTTGTTCTGACTTCATCAGAGGAGGTGTTGAGCCGTCCAAGAGCATCTTCCACAATAGTCGACTGCTCAGCGACATCATCCAAAGCTTTCTGTATCTCTGATGCTTTGGATTTGGCGGTGGCGAGTTTCTCCGATCGAAGCTCTGAATCAATATCTTGGGAACATGTGGGGCATGTATCATTTTCCTCGTAAAACTTCGAGTCCTTGACGAGGGTCTTGATTTTTTGATTGAACTCAGCTTTGTAGTGTAATAGCGTCTGCTTCTTATCGTTGTTCTTTTTGAGACCTTCTTCGAGGCCGGTGGAAAGCTGTTCAATTTCTTCTGAAAGGATGACATTAGCATCATTGAGGGATTTAATTTCTTCCTCTGCTGTTGAGATTTCTGCTTCTTTACTTTCAATCTGATCATTACTTAAATCCTCTACTTCACGGATATATTTTCTCTGAAGCTCTATCTTTTCCTTTGTTAGCTCTAAAGAGTATCCAATCTCTTTTAACTTATCTCTTAAAGAAATATTTTTTTCTTTGACAATAATATTCATTTTTGAAAAAATATTAATGTCCAGAAGGTCCTCGATAACATCCCGTCTATGCTGTGCTGGTAGCTGCATGAAAGGAATGAAGGAGGAGGAGCCCAATACAACAATCTGATGGAAGCTTTTATGATTAAGCTTAATGATGTTTTGTTCAAGGACCTTCTGGTACTCTTTAGAATGAGATGACTGATTAATCATGTCACCATTCTTCCAAATTTCAAAAATGTTTGGTTTAATACCACGTACGACTTTAAAGATAGATTTACCTATTGTAAACTCAACTTCAACTTTACAATCTTTATTGTTAATTGTATTAACAAGTTGAGGCTTATTAATATTACGGTGAGCTCGTCCAAATAAACCAAATGATAAGGCATCTAACATAGTAGATTTACCAGCACCATTTTGACCCACAATAAGTGTGGAACGAGATTTATTAAGATCGACTGTTGTCCAATTATTTCCTGTACTTAGGAAATTTTTCCAACGTAAAGTTTTAAAGGTAATCATACGATTTCGAGAGCCTGTGCTTCTGTCAATAATTTTTTCATACTAATTTTTATACGGTCTTTATCTAAGTCAGTTTCCACCGCATCAACATAACTATCAAGAAGTGTTTCTGTATCTTCTAATGAAACTGATTCATCTTCTACATTTTCACCAACAAACTCGCTAAAGTTTTCAGCAATCTTAAGTTCATGTATTGGCCTATTCTGTATTCTATCAACAAATCGATCAAATGTAAATAGGTCAGATTTATTTACTACAACTATTTTTACAAACTTGCCATCAGCTTGAGATACGTCATAATTAGTGTAGTCATACCCATCATCGTCATAACGAATACGATGAAACAAAGTATGAGGGTTTTGTATTCTTTCCAGTTCTCTTGTAGATGTGTCAAGAACGTGAAAATATTTTGGGTCATGCGCATCACTCCAGAAAAACTCCATTTGAGAACCAAGATAATGTACGTTATCTTGTATTGAACCGACATGATAATGACCTGTTAAAACTTTTTCAAAACGAGAAAAAAGCTTATGATCCATACCATGAGTATTTCGAACACCTCGCATCATTTCAAATCCATTGAGTTCAAGATGTCCACCTAGCCAATCGGCTTTACAGTTCTTAATAAAGTTCATGGATTCATCATAATTTTCTGAAGTAATCCAAGGGAGCATTGCCAATTTAAATCCGTCATAATCCATGACTGTTGGCTTCATAATAATATGGATTTCATTCATAAAATGACCAAGAAGCTCTTTTAAAGAGTTCAAGTCATTTGTGTTCTTATAGTATGTATCATGGTTGCCTGGAATAATATCCATAGACATGCCATAATCTCTTAATTTATCTAAGAAATGTTTACGGTTATGATTGAGAGCTTTAAAATTAACAAACTTACGATGATCATAGTAATCGCCCAAGTGAACGATTTGCTTAATATCATGTTCTTTGCAGTATGGAAAAAATATTTCATCATAAAATTTAGCAGCATTATTTAGAAACACTTCGGAACTGTTACGTATTCCGCAGTGCGTATCATTCAAGATAGCTATTTTCATTCTTCAAAAAATTCCTCTAGATTAGAATCAGCTAATCTATTTTTCTTTTTAACTTTTTCTTTTTTAGTAAATTCTTTAATTTCAGTATCGTATATTTTAACTTTTTCAATACGATCTTTAAGTACATCAACAAAATGAGAAGCAACAATTCCGCCACCTTCTTCATCGCCTAGCATAATAAATGCTTCTACGCCTGATTGTGACATATATTTTTGTTTGATTTCTTGTTGTTTCTTTTCTTTTTGAATTCTTCTTAAGAAAGCATACCAAATAATTTGTGTAAAATAAGCAAACGCATTCGGCTTACCTGTTCTTGTTGTAGCATTAATATTATAATTTTCTACAGCTTTAAGACAGTTTTCAACAGCATCCATTACCATTTCTTCTCTATAAGTGTAACGAATAAAGTTTGATTTATGAGAAAGATTTTCAGCAATTTTTAGAAAACACATTGCAATGTAATCAGGAACAATTGGTAATTCTGTGCCTTGTTCTTTAGCAAGGTTTACTGATTTTACATATTCCACAATAGCGAGAGAAAATTCACTATTATTCACATAATGTACATTCTTAGATTTTTTTGCCATAATCACTCCAATCAATTAATTATATTCTATCATAAAAATTAGCAAATGTAAACAACTTTTTTTTTCATAATATTGCATTTTAGGGGTTTACACTCGCGCCAGATATGGTATAATAATAGAGTACCTTTTGTGGTGGGTGGAGATACTAGTGTAACTTGTCTTTATTATATTCTGCTAACGAAATTACTTTACCATTAGAATCGCCATCGTCAATCATATCATATTCAGTCGCGGTTTGCATTTCATCTAATTTTTTCATCCAATCGTCTAAAGAATAATGTTCTTTTTCATTAGCTGATTCTTTTATATCTCTTAAAGCTAATTTAAATTGTGTTTTTAATTCAATAGATGGTATACACATCGCTACAATATGCATAGTGTTTATTGATATAACATCTTGAACTTCATCTTTCATTATCATCCAAGGTCTAAAAGTATGATATTGGATATTTCGATTTATCTCTACTTTATGCAAACGTAAACAATCATTAACTAAAATCTCACCGGTTTCTTTACTATCTTCTGTATTCAAAAGCTTACAAATAATTTCTTCACCATTAGTTAATTTAATTTGTCTTAGCATTACATTTTTACTTTGTACACGTTGCATTTAAATTTCTCATTTTTATATATCCTTAATCTTTCCTCGGCATGAACTAAGGCATAGTTTTTTCTTGATTTCCAGTGCAAGTCGTCTGCAATATCAAAGAGCTGCGTAGTCCTACCATCTTCTGATTTTCTAAGTCCTCGGCCAATTGACTGCAAGACTTTAATTTG